AAAGAATCGTGCCAAGAAGAGAAAACAAGTGGAGAATAAGAAGAATACGAAGTGTGACAAATTATTTATAACGAGGGGGTCTTATGGCAATATCACCAAAATTACCGCTTGGGCGGCAAGCTACCTACGGATATGCCATGAATAAAACAATAAGGGAGACCGTAGAGCAAAATCTAACTAATCTTCTTTTGACGGTCCCCGGAGAGAGGATTATGGATCCTGATTTTGGTGTGGGTCTTAAGAAATATTTATTTGAGCCGATGAATTCACTTATACATACGCATGTGGAGGGAAAAATTCGCGAACAGGTAAAAGCTTATATGAGTTTTCTGACGGTTCATGATATTTCACTTAGGGAGTCCGAGGACATTTCAAACCTAGTTCACGTTGCAATTAGTTATAGCATCGGGTCCTTAAATCTAGCCGTTCAATTAAGCTTTGAAATAACTACTTAAGTAGGAGAACAGTTTATGCCACGTCCGAAGAGCAAAATTCCAATTAATTATACAAGTCGAGACTTCGCCTCCATCAAGGATGACCTGATCCGGCACGCAAGAAAATATTACCCAGAGACATATAAGGACTTTAATGAGGCGGGCTTCGGGTCCTTGATGATGGACACCGTAGCCTATATCGGAGATATCCTCTCCTTCTATCTGGACTATCAGGCAAACGAGTGTTTTTTAGATACGGCAGTGGAATATAATAATGTCGTTAGACATGTGAAACAGTTGGGGTACAAATTTAGGGGAAACCCGTCGTCGTATGGCTTGTGTAGCTTTTATGTCTTGGTGCCTGCAAGCTCGACAGCGCGAGGACCAGATAGGAGGTATCTCCCGATTCTGCGCAGGTTTAGCGAGTTTTCTTCTGTCGACGGGACGTCATATTTATTAAACGAGGAAGTGGATTTTGCCAACTCGGAGAACGAAGTGGTTGTCGCTAGGGTAGACTCCGAAGGAACGCCGACGTCGTTTGCAGTCAAGGCATGGGGACAAGTTATTTCGGGCGACATCGTTGAAGACGTAATTCCCGTGGGAGATTTCAGCACGTTCAAGAGGATTCGTCTTGAGGGAACAAATGTTGCCGAGGTGCTTTCCGTTATGGACACCGAGGGGCATGAGTATTACGAGGTTCCTTATCTTTCGGAAAATGTAATTTTTAAGCCCATCATCAATCCAAACAATCATACAGACAATGTTCAATCCCTTTTGAAGCCCATCATTGTACCGAGAAGATTCACAGTTGAACAGGAGCGTATTGGCATTGCCAATCTTTTGAACACATATCTTATTTTCGGCGCGGGTAGCGAACAGGAGTTGGCTTTGGAGTCCGTGGCAGATCCCACTCAGGTGGTATTACAGCGCCATGGGAAGGAATATACTAGCGACACCGCATTCGATCCTGCGAAGCTGCTTTCTACGGAGAAGTTCGGAGTGGGACCAGCAAATACGAATTTGACGGTCAGGTATCGCGTTAATTCTTCTGAAAATGTTAATGCCGCTGTCGATAGCGTGAAGGAAGTGATAGCCCCCCGGTTTCTTTTCCGTAACATACTGGACCTTCAAGAATCTGATATGCAACTGGTCATAGACTCTTTGGAGGTTACCAACGAGGAGCCGGTTGTCGGAGATATCTCCCTGCCCAATTCGGACGAGGTCCGTCGTCGGGCGAAGGATTATTTCGCGACTCAGAGTCGTGCGGTGACAAGACAGGACTATGTTTCTATGACCTATGCAATGCCAGAGCAGTTCGGCGCAGTCAAGAGAGCCAACATTGTAACAGACAAAGACTCATTTCGCCGGAATTTGAATTTATATGTGATTAGCGAGGCGAGAAACGGATCTCTGATCAGAACGAACGACACAATAAAACAAAACCTTCGCGTGTGGCTTAACCGGAATAAGATGATTAATGATACCGTAGATATCCTTGATGCGAGAGTATTAAATATTGAATTAAATTTTTCTGTGGTTGCAGATACGCTGGCGAATAAGCACGATGCTCTTAGAGAATGTGTGAGGGCTCTCCAGAGGGAGTTCGCAAATCATTTTGATGTGGGGGAACCGCTCCAGCTTAGCAAGGCTTATGCAGCCCTTAAGAGACTGAATTCGGTTTCAGATGTTATTGACATTTGGGTCACGCAAAAAAATGGAGGTCGTTATTCAGATTTAAGGTTCGATCTGAACTCCAACACTTCCCCAGACAACAGATATATTTCGGTGCCGGAAAATGTAATATTCGAGCTTAAGTTTCCTGGCGAGGATATCAAGGGGACAATAAAGTAAAATGGCGATCATTAGGTATACTGCTACTGCTGATGCAGAAATTACAAACGCCTTCAAGGCGAATCTGAGAACCCGCGCCACTGGTTCTAATATGGGGCAGGCAGATACGATGGGAATTTTTTCCATCTACGGTCAAGCAGAAAGTAGTAGTCTCGAACAGTCCAGGGCCCTGGTGCAATTTTCGACAGCCTCGATTTTGCTCGATAGAAATGCAGGAAAAATTCCACAGTCTGGAAGTGTGAATTTTTATCTGCGAATGTTTAACTCTGCACACCCTTTCACTCATCCTTCAGACTTTACGATGAAGGTCGCTGGGATTACGGGCTCTTCATGGACCGAGGGCGCGGGACTTGACGCAGAAGATTATGCCGACAAGGGCGCGGTCAACTGGGTTAGCTCCTCGACGGGGGAGACTTGGACATCGGCTGGTGGGGATTTCTACACGGCGAAACCATTCTATACACAGTATTTCGATTCCGGGGTGGAAAATCTGGAGATTGACATAACACATCTTGTTGAATCTTGGATGCTGGGAGAAAAAGCGAATTATGGCGTCGGGGTTATGCTTTCTGGTTCCTACGAGGACGGAACAGCACAGCGCTCCTATTACATAAAGAAGTTTCACGCCAGAAGTTCCGAATATTTCTTTAGGAGACCTGTTCTGGAAGCTCGGTGGGATTCGTCTGTAAAGGACAACAGGGGAAACTTTTATTTCAGCAGTTCTCTCGCTACATCTGCTGACAACGCAAATCAATTAGTGTTCTATAATCATATTCGAGGAAAGCTGGCGAACGTCCCGAATCTCCCACAAAACTTAATATACGTGGGCATATATTCGAATTCTGGTTCGGAGGGGCTTCCCACGGGCGTGCCACTTCAGAGTCCCGTAACTGGCGGGGCAGCATCGGAGGGTATTTATACCGCGTCAATAACCCTAGCGTCTCAGAGTCTTGAGCCCTCAACATACCTTTACGATGTTTGGTTTGCCCCCGGTTCTTCCGCTGCCCTTGGGGCGACGGGGAATGAGTTTCACACTGGTTCTGCAATTGTCCCCAAAGATTTTGGCTCGAACCACATAAATCCGACAAATCAGTATGTAACAACTTGTGCCAACTTGAAGAATCAATATTCACGCGCCGAAACGGCAAGGTTCCGGTTCTATACTCGAAAAGAAAATTGGTCTCCAACTATTTACAGTAAGGCATCTCAAACTATTTCTCGCGAGCTTATAGAGGATGCCTTTTGGAAGATCCATAGGGTCGTTGATGATTTGGCGGTTATCAGTTACGGAACTGGCAGTGAAAAGGGTACGAGAATGTCCTATGACGCCGATGGCAACTACTTTGACTTAAACATGGATCTCTTAGAGGGTGGTTATTCTTATAAAATAACCTTGTTATACAGTGGATCATATGGCTACATTGAACAGCCAGAGATTTTTAAGTTTAGAGTTGGGTAATAATGGCAATAAAAGACCTTTTCAAGGGTGACCAAAAAATTCTGTCTTCCGCAGATCTAAGTGGCTCCATCAGAAGAGGGGACATTAGTTCGACCAAGTATGCAGAGGTACACAAAGAGAACAAAGATAGATTTGTTCCGGTAGTCAATTTTTCTTCCCCGGAAAACTTTGTTTTCTATGGTTCGGCAGAACAATACTATGAAGATGCCTTTGCGGTAATCCAAAATCGATTTCCATATGATGGAGCCTACGCCGA